AAGTTTCCTGAAGGTAGGTTGCCGTATCCGGCGGCGCTATTAAAAGCCATGTTATTACCCTTCCTTATGAGATAGTTTTAGGTATTTATGCGTTATAGTTAATGCGGCCTTCTGAACGTGCGGCGTCGAGTTCACCTTCTAGTTTCTCGAATTCCCACGCTTTCATACGGCCTATTTCCGAAGCGTTCCATAGTTTTTTGTTTGGATTAGCTTCGTTTACTACGTCTTTAGCTTTAGGTTGTCTAACCGCTAAAGCCGCGTCAGCATCGCTTTTTCGTGTCTTTTTACCTATACCCATATCTGCTTTGTACAGATCTAAGACTCTACTCGCCCACGGAGCATCTGAATTGTTTTTATATATACCATCTGAGATAGTAGGCGGCTGTTGATCCAGCCACGCTAAAAACTTTTCATCTGTTCTTAGTTGAGAAAAATCCGGGTGTTGATTTAGAAGTTTTTGGTACGCCGCTTGAACGTTAGCCTGTTCTTCACGACCTTTTAGTACCTCGACTTCCGACCTGAGCTCTTGTAACCGGCTTTCCGCCTGAACAGTGGAGATAGTTTCTACGACCCTGTAAACATCAGGGTACTTTTCCTTAAACGCATTAAGCTCTTCTGGTGTTGTCGGAAGTTCTGTGTGTGACAGTCCTTGCTCGGCACCTACTTGCTGTGCATTTTGGATTTCTGCTTTCTCTTGTTTCCACTCATCAAGTTTGGAATCATAGTGTTTCTTTAAGTCGTCGTACCTTTTTTTGTAATCAGTACTCGAACCTTCAGCCGGTTTTGCAAATGAGGTAGACTCTAGTTGTTCTACAGGAGTAGCCTCTTCCGTAGTTGAGGGGTCCGTAGCTTCTACTTCGTCATCTTCTGTATAAACTTCATCTCGGTAATCTCCACGATACAAACTATCGTTATTAACTGTTCCGAAACTATCATTTGCTTTGTTGGCGCGATGCCCTTTTTGTTTTGCCATTGTATTCTCCTATCTCACGGGGCCTCATGGCTGAGGGTAGCCGTAGGTGTTACACGGGGCCTGCGGAATTGCAGGGTAGCCGTTAAAATGCGTATTAGAATCTATATTCTAGTCCGACGTTAATATCGCCCTCGTTATTGCCTGAGAGAGAAACTTTGCCGTTTTTATCGATTTGGTACGTAAACGTTCCGTCTACACGATCATTGCCGTTGGAATTTTGTGTTTTAGACAACTTCACGCCCAGATCACCGAAGATTGCCCCCATATTGAATCTTGTCATAGTAGAGCTATTACCAAACGGTATCTTTTCTCCTTGCGGAGAAGTAACAGTGCCGCTGTTTTTACCCGCCTGTTTTTCGATCCCTAAGAGTAGCGAGGTATCGTCGTTAAGGAGTAGTTTACCGTCTAGAGCAACCCCGATGTTTTGATTTTCAGCATTTACAACGGCACCATCGGGGTACTGCCGTGAGTTAGACTGTTTGTTGTAAGAAATTCCCGGACGAACGGCAAAACCTTTACCCGCGTACTCTGCGGAAATGTTTGCTTGTGACTTTTCTTCTGTATTCCCACGAGAGATGTCTAAACCCCCTTTCGCAGAAACACTAGCTCCTCCCTTTGCCATAGGAGCCATCATTCCTTCCGCAGGATTTTGCGGCTGTTGGTCTAACGCTTCAGCTTCAGGAGATTGGCCGTTTTCCTCTACTCGTTTTTGAGTTTCTCGGAGACCCCGGTTGTTTATCTTTTCTAGCCGGTCATACCCAATCACTTCAGCAACTACAGGGGGGATTAACACCTCGCCCTTTGAGACGAGCAGAGAAACTTCTGTATCTAATTCTCCGGTAGTTATGCCTTTTGCACTACTCATGCCTTGCAATTGTAGCTCTCGTATAGCGCCGATGATCATTTTCTTAACATCGTCACTTCCCATAAACTCAGCCGCCGCCGCGTTAATCACGAACGTACCCTCTTCTACATCGATAGGTACATCATCTGCGACAGTTTCTGCGTCAGGTATTTGTTCTGGAGTACCCCCTACAAAACCTACGGGGCCCACAGGACCTGCGGGAGGGGCTTGTGGTTGTTGTACATTTGGGGGAGCACCCGGAACAGGGCCACCTTCTGCAAAAGAAAAGGGGTTCTCAATAGAAAAAGGGCTCTCACTAGAAAAAGGGTTTAAAGAATTTTCACCTAAAAACGTCTTAAAAGAATCGACGGCGTCTGCACCATACGGAGAAAATGTGCTGTACAGAGGGCTCGAGGTACCCCCCATTAATCCAGCTAGTAACCCCGAGCTATTCGTGGTCGTAGTTGCTCCGGGCTGAGGAGAAGGGGGAGTCCTAAAACGGTCATTCCCTTCGGCCTCCTTTATCTGATCTAAGCTAGTCTGCGCGAATAGAGCTTCTTCCTCTTCAGGTGACACCCCATATCTAGAAGAAATAGCCCCACTGAGAAGTGTAGCTTCCCCAAAATTAACCCTTTCTCTGGTTCCTCTTTGCGAAGGCGAAGCAAGACTTGTGGCATTAGGTATTTGTACGGCGGAATACCTATCTACTCTCGCACCCCCGGGGGTTAAATAACCTATGGCATTTCCAACAAAATCTGATACAGGGTAGTCCTCGTCAATGTTCCCAAACCACGCTTCGTCTCCTCTTAAATCATAAGCAGTATCTCTAGTATTGGAAGTGCCTAGACGTTCTGCTATTTTATTTCCTATGACGTTTGCGCCTCGATTGAGGGAAGCAACAAAACCTTTCTGAGTATCTGGCTCTGGTTTAATATCATTCGCTAAAGTATTGCGGCCTACTGAGCTTGCTAACCACGAAGTGTCAGCATCCGAAAGTCTTCCGGTAGAGTAAAGACCTCTAGTCTCCCCTTCCGCATTTAAAACCGCCATTTTACCGGCTTCTTGAGCAACCCCGATATCAGTGAGTTGTTTCTCTATGTTATCCATCGTTGAAAAATCAGACTTCTCTTCTGTAAAAGAGTAGAAAGAGTCACTAAAGTCCCCTGCTGACCCTCCCTGTAACTCCACAGAAGGAGCGGGGTTATTTACACTCGAAAAGACGTTGGAGTTGTCACCCCCCGAATTTTCGTTGTTGTTAGTACCGGCCGGACTACTAGCAGAAGTATTATCTACTTGCTCTGCGCCAACTTCGTTGTAGTCGTCGTAGCCATAGTCGTCACCGAAACCCATTATTTTATCTCTCTTGTTCTATGACTGCTTGGTGATTAGATTTGAGGTTCTGGAGGCTGTCCAGTAAAACCATCTTCCCCTGCAATTGGAACATTTCCCGTTCCGATTGTGCCGTCACCAACCCCCGAAGCGTCAACTGGTGGAGGTCCGCCAGATACTGCGTTAGCGCCGCCCATGCTTGGGGGTTGTTGACCAGCGGCCCCAGCGTTTGGGCCTGCTCCTTGTTGAACATTAGATAATCCTTGGAGCACTTTCGCGTAAAGCTGTGCTTCATCTAAATTGTTTACGAGTTCTTCCGGGTCAATGTCTTGCGATATTGCTAATTCCCGCATTAAATTTGGGAGTTTTATAAAGGGTGCAAGCATAGGGTTAGAAACCGTCTGGAGAAGCGTTGTAAGCCTCTGTGAGCGAACTTCTTTCTGCATGACTGCTGAGGTACCCCTCGGCTTAATAGAGAGGTCTCCTACGATGTCTGGTGCGTCATCGTTGTATTGCATATTCCACTGAAAATAAGATAAACCGAGAGGCTTTAAAAGGTAGTCGTCGATATTCTTTACGACAGTCTTAATTGACATGCTACCCTGTGATAACAGCATAGAAAGTCCAGAGGAAGTGCGGCCAGTTCCTGATACACCTGTCTGTCCGTGCGTGATGCTCGGAATACCGGTCTCTTCATCCGCAAGTTGTCTAGAAATCTGATACATCTGAATATTTTCAGGTGCTGTGTTTGGAAACTTTAGACCATTAATTGCAGTACCTGTTACTCCAGACTGCCTGCGGAATACTTTTCCGGGGAAAATATCAAAGTTTTGACCCGGGACAAGACTAGCTTCATCTACGTCAAATACTAGATTACCTGCAAGAGCTAGGTTGTCGATAGCCATACGTATGTGACCATTCATTAGCATCTGAGCGTCTTCCATATTCTCAGCTACACCTACCCCCCAGATTTGGTAGGGGTTAACTTCAAAAGGAAAAGCGTAGTAAGGAATTCTAGCGGGCATAAACGGATTAAGAACGCACCGAATAACAGAGGAGCCACATATCCACGCATTTATTTGAACTTGGTCTAGCTCAGACATATCATCAGGTACGTCTAAACCCACTTCAGCCGCAAATTTAGCGTCTAATACCCCCCAGTACTCGAGGACTTCATACCTATTTTCTTGGTATTGCGGTTGGCTAGCGTCTTCACGGATAGTGTCTTCGTAGTATTTATCCGTGTAATTAGGACCTTTATTAAGACATTCTTCAATGGCTTGCCCGTTAAAGTAAGGGCGATTCATTAAGTTTCGTAACTGCTGGCGATTCAAGCGGTGTCTTTGAATTACATACTCACAGTCTTCGATACTGGTAGCAGATGGGTCGGGGTGAAAGTCCCATATAGAAACGTGCTCAATTCGAGGTACAATCTTTTCTTCGGGAGTGTACTCTCGAGTACCGTCTTCTCCACGTTCCCAACGGTGAGTACGTTCGTAAAAGTTAAAAGGGCCTTTTACAATTCCCGTACCTAAGAGAGAGGCTTCAAAGACAGCGTAGCGCATTACGTTAACTGCATCTGTATCTAAAAGCTGATCATGGATTAACTTTTCGAGTTTTGCCGCCGCAACTTTAGCAGGCTCAAGCTGGGGCTCCCCGGAATGGGAGGGACCCTCAGTAAGTTGGTCAGCCATAGACTGATACTTACCGTAGTTAACCTTCGTGTCTCCGGGTTCAAGCTTTGCACCGTCATCAGGAAATCCAAAAGGGCTTTGAAGCTCATCTATAGGAGACTTTAAATGCGCGTATTCCGCAACTCCTTCCGGGACAGGGCTCGCCTCAACAACAATAGGAAATTTCTTGTTGGCGAACAAGATGTCAACGATCTGACCGTACGCCGCAAGAACTTTTGTCTTAGTTATTTTAATAAAGACTTTTGAACGTTCTGATTCACGGTATTGCGTAGAGGTATCGTAGATACCCCTATAGTTTTTATACGCTTGTAACCAGCGTTCTTCAAAAGTTCTACGGCCATTTTCAGAATCTTCAAATAGATTCTTTATATGCCCTGCTAGTCCCGGCATTTTCTCTTCAACGTTGACCATTTCAACGCTAGAGTCGTCAGGAGCTTGAAGGAAACCCTCATCAGCCATGTCTACTTACCTTATGAGTAAAGCGCACTCTGTTTGTCTGAATTAAGAATAGAACTATCCAAAGCTTGCTTACCACCTTTTTTAGCCGCATCTACAATTAGTTCTTCAGTATTTGCTTTCGTGTCAAAATCTTTTCCTTCGCGGACAAGGTTGTTTTCCCCGCAATTGTAGTCAACACCGTACGTGTCTGCGCTCATAATATCTTTCATGTTATTTTCCTTCTCTAAGGTTTTGCATATACTGTCTATACTCTTGAAGTCGCTCTTCAAAGGGACGAGAATCAGTCATATATGCGGGGGTTGGTTTTGGTTGTAAACTTTGTTGCATCTCTGAAGGTAGATTATATTCAGGATTCATAGAAGTCTGGGAAGGGGAGGGTGGAGAAACTACTTCCTCTGTAGAGGAAAAAAGATCTTTTGCAGTATTAGATATACTCTCGCCAACGCTATACGGGGTAACAAGGTTATCGGGCTCCCCTTCTTTTGGCGGCTGAAGACTTTTATAAACTTCTTTACCTAAAGTCACGGCGGCGTTAATCTTTCCCACTTTACCTAGATTTTTTCGGATGGTGCTTTTCCAGTCTTTAAAAGAGGGTTCTTCTTTGGGGGTTTCATCCAACAAACCTAAAGTTGAGGGCAGACCAAATCCTACATCGATCATACCGACGATGTCGGGGTCAGTCTTTTTTTCTGGCTCTTTTAGCTCTCGTACTCTAGAAGTCATACTGCCTAGATTAGTGAGGGCTTCGATAAGATGAGGAGGTAAATCCCCGAAGTCTACTTCCGTTTCTGCTACAGCTTTTTTAGGTTCGTTTTTGGCGTCTGTTTTTATTTGATTTAATTCTGATTTAGTTACTTCAGCATCTATGAGAGCCTGTTTATTACCGGGGTCCGTTAGTATTCTAGCCTCTTCGACCCGCGCTTGTGCGGTTTTCGCTGAAGCCCTAGCAATACGGGCATTTGCGTCTGCGTCTGCTACCGCACGTTGCTTTTGTGAGAGTACTCTTCGTTCTTCTTCCGTTAAAACGGAGTCGTTACTCCCGGTTGAATCGTTAAGAATATCCCCAATGTCTCCGCCGATAAGCAGATTAGCGACGATGTCTCCTACTCCATCTTTAGCGATCCGACCAGTGTAGTTTGCAGTGAGAATTGACGCAGGTTCATGCCCCATCATTACTTCGGTAACGTCAATAGGAAGCTTTAGCTCTTCCCTAACAATCCTAGCCATTATGTGACGAACAACACTATTCGTACTAACTACACCTTTGTCTGGTTTTAAGGTATCGACTAGGGGTAATACGTCTTCAAACGCCAATAATGACGGTGAAATATACTTGGTAAATGCGCGATTGTACGTTCTCGGGCTAACGTCAAAAAGTTTATCACTTGTGCTAGATTCATAGTTACGGATAATGAGATCGGCCATAAGTGACCCACGTTTAAACTTGAGGCTAGGGCGAGACTTTGTTCCGGCTGTGAAAGCTTTAATTGTAACGGTTTCATCCGCAAGAATAACATCCGTTTTTTTAATCGCGTTGCCCCCGTTAATTTGCTCGGGGCGTTGAAATGTTGCCTTGTGGTATTGCGCTAAATCTGCTGTTGCCTCCCCATATTCTTCTCGAATCTTTGGGGTAGCGTCTGCGTAGATTATCTCCATGTCTTTTAGAGAAAGCGCACCTTGCATGGGGCGAACGCCGCCCAGCCCTGTTCGTTGAGTGCCTTTACTAATGCTACCGGAGTCTTTGCCCCCAGCAATCTTCGGGTAGACAGATATACTTGTACCTGTTTGAGCGCCGGGGATTGTCGTGTTGATAGCCCCCGATTCTTGGAGTATAGGGCGAATAGCTCCTTCGAGAACTATAAAGTTACCGAAGTGATTAGTCCCCGCTTCATTTACGCGAGGGTCTAGGCGCGACCAGTTAGCTTTTTTTCTCATCTCTGCTAGGGGAAGATTGAGGGGTATACCTATCTTATTTTTCTCGAACGCCGAGCGTAGAGCCCGCAAGCTTTTTTTAGCACCGGAACCTGTAATCGGTTCTGAAAGAGCGTAATCAATAGCATCCCCTAGTGTTAAGGTAGTATCAACAGCTTTTTCTACAAATTTTTCGTAAGACAGTGCCATTTAGTATCCGAAGGTTGCATCTTGAGGTTTAAACGTGCTATTCTTAATGTCGTTAAGAGATTTGTGGATGGAGACGTAGCCTGATGTGCGAGTCATCAACATATAACGCAGTGCGTCATAGGCGTGATCTTCTGCTTTTGTGTCTACGTCTTCAGAATTTGTTTTAGAGAGTGGTATACCAGCGAGTTGTTTTATTATGTTTGTACAAGTGTTAAAAAACTTAACTGTAGGTTCTTTTGTGAACTGGTTGTCGCCTAAACGACTGTGCATTTCCATTTTACCGGCTATACGGTTACTATCGGAAGGAGTCCACCGACAACCCCCACGTATCATCGTTTCAGCTATAGATGGCCCGTATCCTGTACGGTTCCAGCACGATTTATCGAGGACAGTGTAGTGAGGATTAGGGTCCCACTCCTCCATCTCTATTATTTTAGCGGCAAGTTGCTCCGCTGTAAAGTGTTTTACGTATAATTCTTTGTAAACCCATATATTGTTGTCCCAATCTATCGCTCCCCAGAGTACGCACGAAGGGCTTGCATAACCGTAATCAGCGGCACGGATGCGGGGCCAATTTGTTGGTAGTTCAAAAGGTTCCACCACGTGCTTGAGCTTATTAAACTCCGGGAACGCGCATCCTTCGGCCACATCCCAATCTCCATCAAGCAAACGTTTTCGTTCTGTCTCAGGGAGGGAGAGGAGCATCGCTTCATACTGTCCGTCTTCCATAAGGTACGGATTATCTGTGAGGCGAGCCGGTACAAACTTTCTCCAGTAGAGAGCTTGTCCTGCTTTTGCGTGGTAGTCGGGATATACGAGGGGTTTTTCTGATTCGAGATCTGTAGGTACGAATCTAACCCCGTGTTCGTTCTGATCGATGTACATTTTCTTAACCCACCATCCACCGACACCTCCGGGGTTGGCTGTACACCGCATAGAGAGGTTCTTCGAGAGTTCGGGGTCTGTGCTCCGTAAACGTGAGCGGAGATATTCCCAGACGTAGGGGGTTGGATACTGTGTGACTTCATCGATAGCGATCCAATTAAAGGCTTGCCCTTGGTAACGTGTTACGTCTTTATCTTTGTCGAGGTAAGAAAACCAGATGGTTGCGCCACTAGGGAACACCCACGTAGACTTTGATTCTCTAAAAACAGCCCCGGGGAATGCTTTTGTGTACAGTTGCTTAGACTTGGAGATGAGTTCTGTGAGTTCATCGAGAGTCCTACGGAGTAGAAGGCCCCGATGGTTAGAATTATGACAATACCGTAGAGGATCAGCCAGTAACGCGAAGGATTTTCCGCCACCTGCCGCACCGCCATAGAGTACATCCTGTTCTGGAGATGAGAGAAACTCTTCTTGAGGGCCTGAATTTGGTTTAAATACAATTTCAGCCTCTCCGACGAGGTCTCTAACAGCTTTTGGAAGAACATCTACGTCTCCGAGATCTATTGT